GTCTTTTTTATCGCCTTTTTTTAGATGCACGGGTTTTTAAATTTAGGAAATACATGTTATTTTAATTCGGCTATTCAGGTTTTATTACATATACATGAAATATCAGTACATATATTAGATAATAAATATAATGGTGAATGTACATTTACTAAAGAATATGAAAAACTTATTCATATTTATTTTAAAACAAAAGAAACAAAAGTTTTTACAATAGGACCTGTTTTAAATGAGTTTGTTAAAATATTTCCAAGATTTAAAATAGGAGAACCACACGATGCACAAGACGCAATTTTTTGTGTGATAGACATACTCGAAAAAAGTTACCCTTTTATTAAAGAAATAGTATACGGTCAAGTTAATCAAATAACTATATCACCTATAGGTAAAAATATAAAAGAAAATCCGTTCTGTATTCATATATTAAATGTGGAAAGAAATGTTAAATGTTTAAAAAAAATGCTAAACCAAAGTTGTAAATGGAATACACTTGAAGATTATATCGATAAAGATGGAAAAAAGCATAATGTTGCAACTACGAGAAATGTATTTTCTAAATACCCCAAAATACTATTTATTTCGTTTGATAAAAAAAGTTTTGTGGAAATAGAAGAAGAATTGATATTGGATAATAATGTATATAATTTAAAATCTACTATAATTCATAAAGGTATTCAATATGGTGGTCATTACATGTCTATTGTAAACCATGGTGACGATTGGATCATACAAGATGATGATACTTTAGGAAAATTAAATAGTTTTCCTAAAGAAGATAATCATTTCGTCCTGGTCTACAGTCTAAAAACTCTTTCATCTGAATGTCTTCCTTGATATTAACAAGAGTTCTGTAAAATGTCCTTCTACTATTAGGAAACGTTTTGTCATCTCTTCTTTTTATTGGTTTCCACCAAAAAGGACCATTTTCCCAAGTGACATACATACATTCGATAATATCACCCGATTTTATCCATTTATATTCTTTCATCCTATCAATAGGTATAGAAGATTCAAAAACGTGTTTTCCTCGATCTTGTATATACATTTTCCATGTATAAGTACCGGGTTCACACCCAGGTGTTTCATTGGTTGGTTGTTTCTTGAATAGAAAATCAATAGTATTTTTGTTTCTCGGTTTCCATTTAAACATTGTTTCATGGGTTCCTATTCGAATGCTCTCATTTATGGGTGTAAAAATAAGTCCATCCATCTCCTGTTTTACGGTTGGAAGGTATTTATCCATAAAATTATTAAAATCATCGTGTAAATGAAACGTTTTTACTTTTAATTTAAGTGTATCCGTTGGTAAAACGATTGCTTTTTTACATGTATTTTCACAATACTCTAAGCGTTCGAGAAAATTTTTATTTCCCACAATTTCACCACAAGACATTAGACAATCGTAAATCATAAATACGTTATCGTATAATTCACCTTCGAATATTGTACCTTGATAAGCTGTGAGTCTAAAGTTCAATTTAACAGTAAACATTTCCAATGCACGGTTTATAAATACACATATTCTTTGATTTCCATATTGAAATAATAACATCATATATCTTACACCGTCTGTCTTTTCACAAACAACGTAATCATTTTTTGATAAAATATCGAAATGTTTTCTTTCGATGGATATTGGTTGACACCCGGGGAATATACCTTTACCTAAAGTACCCCATGATTCTTCCATGAATCGAATCGCATATTTGTAAAGATGATCTTCTTTCTTTACAAAAATACGTACCATTTGTTTTATATTTTAATTATATTCTTTAATTACTTTTAACACCGTATGCGTTTAAAATATTACTTATACATTCATGGTTATATGTCATGACCAACTTAGCTTTTGTATACGCATGAATTTTAACACCCGATTCCTTAAATTTAGAAAACATCGTTTCCATTTTGGGAAAAATTTTAAAATTAGATGTTTTTTTATCCTTTATATGTTTAATTACATTTTTTGATAATATAAGCCAGGATTTTGCGCGTGTAGTATATACCGAATATATACCATCAGAAATTTTTTTATTTCGATCGATCGTAGTGTCAAACGATAATCCTAATTGCTCAATCGGTTCATTCGATTTAGTGTTTACTTTATTTTTAAACATTTCCCAATCTATACCTTCTTCCACACCCGGTAAAACCAAACAGCCAACCCCCTCATATTTTTCAAATAACATGTTTAATGAACCATCATCCACGTGAATACCATAATCAATAAAAAACAATCTTTCATGCGTTTTCATGTACCTGTGAATTATTTCTGATACTTGAAAAGGGTCATCGTTTACAAAAACAACTTCATTCTCAATACTACCCTTTTGTAAACATAATAAATTAAATCTAAGAATAGTGTGTAAAGTTTTTACATGACATGATTTATTACGTGTAACTATTATAGAAGCAAATTTCATTTTATATATTAAAAACTCTAAACCTTAAGCCTTTCTTCTAAACAACCCGAAAATGGTAAATTACCAATGTGACCCAGACTTGTATGAACATCCGCATAAATTTTACCCCCTATTTGTTGCCATCTTCTACAAAATGCATAATCCTCCGAAAGATATCTTTTATTATCCGGGTCTATCATACAATCAAATATTGCGCAATAATCATCAAAATCACGATTTTGGTGATCATTTTTACAATTTAAATCGGTATAATGTTCGTGCATTTTTTCAAAAGCTTTTCTTTTTATAACCATAAAACCAGTTGGACCATCGAGTACTTCGACAAAACCATTCTCAACACTTCTTTGTGTAGCTCCTATATTTGCAACGAGGCACGAAGAAAGCATTGCCATGTCTCTAGTATCTCCATTTTCAACTGCTTCTTTTGCTTGATTCCACATTACAACTTTTTTAGGGTATAAAGATACAGAAATGTCATGGTCAGATCGAACTAAACGAACTACAGATTTGGGGTCAAAATCAATATCAGCGTCAATAAACACAAAATGAGAAGCATCTGATTTCTGCATAAATCTACCTACCGCCACATTTCTCGCGCGGTGAACCAAGCTTTCATTTTCCGTTGTATCCAAAACCATTTGAATACCTTCCCTTATGAATTCTAGTTGAAGTTTTACTATACTTATCATATATTTTTCTAAACAAACGCCACCATAACATGGTGTACTTATAAATACTTTAGGTTGTACAGTCATTTTATTAAATTTAAACGCTTTTATCCTCTAAGTATTTTTTTATAATACTTTCAATTTTATTAATAGTGGGTATAGATACAGTGCATTTTTCGTTTATTTCATTTTTAGTCACGCGATGTTTCAGTGTTATATATATTATAACAGAGGCAACACTGTTTGGTGTTTTACTCATAAGATCAGAACACGATTCTAAAGCGGAACACATTTTGTTACATTTTAATCTCTCTTCTCGGGAAACGTCGAACGAATTTAATAACCTTTGCATCACATCATGTGGTAAAGTCGTGTAAGTACTAGTTGTTTTACCTAACATCACCTCCTTGAACATCTGTGAAGTTCTACTTAAATCCTTTGGTTGAACAGAAAACATTTCAGAAATTTCTTTAGTAGTTCTTGGAATTTTAGACATTCTACAAGCAAATAATACACAGTTTGCTTTTATACCGGTTCTAACGGCACCCCTTGTTAATTTTTTATCATTAAATTTTTTATACATCATTTTTGCATCCTTGACAACAGTGTCTGGTAATCTAAAACAGGCTTCTTCTATATCTTTGTATGCGTGAAATAATGACCTATCTTTGTGATTCATAGAATGATGAAAATTAATCTTCGCCATCCTTTTATTTGCATAACTCGAACTTCGGTTCGTTGAAATAATAGTACCTTTACCCCAAGCACTTGAAAATAATTCGGGGTTCGTATTAGGAGCACTACATCGCGAAGGATCGTTAATTTTCCCATCTTCTGAAATACCACTTGTCCATTCTGGGCGTTCATCTATACACGTATTATCAACTAATCCACATTCTGGACACGTTGGCAAACCTTCTTTAGTTATTATTTTAGCACATTTACAATTTTCACATAAATTATTATCTACTGACTTTATTAGTATTGGTTTTTTTAGTAATTGTTCCACATCGGACCAAATAGCAGTCAGTTCTTCCATGGTATTGAAGTATTTTATAAATTTTAACATTTGTCACATGCACTTAGGTTTTAAAAATTATTTTCATCTGCTTGTATTTTAGCAAAGGTTTCTATATTATCCACTGCCTGTTTATATAGTAAAGACCCTGGACTCTTTGGTTCCCAATCTTTCCATTCTTTATCTATAATAGTGTGATTAGACGGAGGTATAATAATACCATCTATTTCATTATCCGAAACTATAAAATCGTTTAGATCACTACCATCGTCATCTGATTCGTTTATTATGTCACTCTCTTCGTCCGAATCTATTTCATCTATCATTGCATATAAACGATCCTTTATATTTACAAAATATTCTATAGAATCGTGGTGTTCTGATAAATTTACTTCCTGAACAAGCTCGTCATTTTCTTCAAGTTCATAAAGTCTAGCTCCTTTATAAATACAGGAAGTTTCTGAATAATATGATACTACTAAATAGTCATCGTGAACCTCGTTTACTTTGGCGTAAATTTCGTCTTCTATATCGTCCTCTAAGTTGACTAAAACTTTTATTAATTCTCCAGGCTGAATTTCTGAAATTTTAATCATTCTTAAAGTTTTCATACAAAAATATTTATAAGTATTAGCACACATGGGAGTAGAAATTTTATCAAAAGAAGGATGTCAATACTGTGATTTAGCAGTTGACTTATGTAAAGAATACAAATTAGAAAACAAAAAAATTATAGTAGACAAGGATGAACTAAAAAAACGTTGTGGTGCTCAAGCGTCTGTATATCCACAAATTTTTGTTAATAATAAAATCATCGGAACTTATTATGACTTTCAGGATTATCTGGAAGAAAGTGAGCCCATGTTGTTACCAACATTAGACCGTTTTACTGTATTTCCTATAGAACACGAAAATCTATGGGCGATGTATAAAAAAGCACAGATGTCAAATTGGACAGCTGAAGAAATTGACTTTTCTAAAGACATGGATGATTGGGTTAATTTAAGTGAAAACGAAAAACATTTTATTAAATATATTCTTGCTTTTTTTGCAGGTTCGGATGGTATAGTATTTGAAAATTTAAATAATAATTTTGCAAGTGAAGTTCAGTATACGGAAGCTAGATCATTTTATGCTTACCAAGAACATAACGAAATGGTTCACGGAGAAACATATAGTAAACTTATTGATAAATATATAAAAAATTCTTCTGAAAAAAAACAACTTTTTGAAGCTATACAGACTATACCATGTATAGAAAATAAAGCTAAATGGGCTATGAAATGGTTTAGTAAAGATAAATCTTTCGCTGAAAGATTACTTGCATTTGCCTGCGTCGAAGGTATATTTTTCTCCGGTAGCTTTTGTGCTATTTTTTGGTTGAAAAAAAGAGGTTTGTTACCTGGACTTTGTTTCAGTAACGAACTTATAAGCCGAGATGAAGGATTACATTTAGAATTCGCAATTGAACTATTCAAAATGTTAAAACATAAACCTGATAAATCTATAATAGAAGAAATTGTTAAAGATGCAGTTTCTATTGAAAAAGACTTTATAATCGATGCATTGCCATGTAGTCTTATTGGTATGAATTCTGAAAAGATGACGGAATATATTGAATATGTCGCTGATAGATTATTAAAACAAAGTGGTCACGATAAAATCTGGGGAACTAAAAATCCATTCGATTTTATGGAGAATATATCACTTGATGGTAAAACTAATTTTTTTGAAAAAAGAGTTGGTGATTATGGTAAGATTGATGAAGATTCATCTTCAATTGAGTTTGACGAAGAATTTTAATTCATTGTTATGCTTTTACCGTTACTACACTGACACGTCACAGTTTCCGCATTATTAAATTCTCCTGGTAATGCCGAGTCTGGAACACCTGTTATATCGAAAGCACCCAAAGATAATCCCGAATCCATTGGTGAAAATTGTGTTTCTGACATATCTGGTAATGGGAGGGGCATATCAACCATTGGTGGTGGTGCAATTTCCATCATTGAAGATGGAGCTACAGATGGTGATGGAGCTACGGATGGGGATGGTGTAATAGTCTTTTCTTCAACTAAAATAGCATCCTCTGGTATGATTTGCACTGGAGTAGGAGACGGCGCGGGTTCTACAATTTCAAACCCTTCTCTTCTTATATTCATCATACCCCATGTAACTAAAAGAAACACTAATGTATGAAACATTAAACCTTTACCTGTTGGGCACCCAGTTGGACTGGAAATCCATTTACCAAATAGTCTACGTGTTATTCTAAATGTATCGGGGTTTGCGATTATAAAGAAAACTAAGGCTGACATAATAGAAATCAAAAACTTTTGTTCCTGTTTCTTACCTTTACATCCGCACCCGCAATCATTAAATAACCAACTTTTTTTGTGACCTGTACAACTCGTCATTTTTATTTAATATACTATTAGAAAAAAATACACTTAAAGTTTTTGAACGTATATAATATACAAAAAAATGTCTAATAATATTCAAGTTTCCAATCAATTCGAACCATCTGGTGTTATTTTTAGTGCTCTGAAGAAAAATAAAAATGGTGGTAAATCAGTCGTTCTTACGCGCAGTGACAAAAAGAAACTCTACTTACAACTCCCTTTTATGCGTTCGCCCTTTGGTTTAAGTGCATTCACGGATGAATCTACTAATAAAACTTCATATTCACTCGATTTGTCATTTGATAACGACAATGAAGAAGCTCAGGGGTTAGCAAATAAACTGAGAGAATTGGATGAAATCATTCTTAATACAGTTGCGAATAATTCTAAAGAATGGCTGGGTAAAAAATATGATATTAATGTTATCCGAGAAGCACTTTATAAACCGTTGGTTAGACAGGGTAAAGAAGGGTACGCAGATACACTTAAGCTAAAAGTTCAAACAAATTCTTCTGGTGAATTTGTATCAGAAGTCTATAATTCTGACCGTGAACAAATTAGTATGGATGAGATTGAAAGAGGTCAAAAGTGTATGTGTATTGTTGAAATTGGTCAGGTTTGGTTCATCGATAATAAATTTGGTGTTAGCGTTCGGTTATCTCAAGTGTTATGCGGAGAATCTAATAAACTCCCCAAATTTGCTTTTCAAGGTTTGGATAATGAAGAAGAGTATGTAGAAGAAATCATGAATGATCTTATTGACGAATAAAATATTTTATTACATTAGTCATGGAACGCGAACAACATTTAAAAAATTTAAAAAAAATATCTAAACTTGCAAAAAATAAAAATAAAAATTCAATTCAGAAAAAAAATTTAGGTAAAAATCTAATTAAAAGTATGCAGGGTATGGGGTGTAATCCTGAAAAATTTTTATATTTACCAGATAATAATCCCATCTCACTTTCTATAGAAAACTCAAGTTCCTTAGGTACAAAGAAAATTGGTCAAGGTGCATTCGGTGATGTCTATATGGGGTGTATAGATAAGGAATGTAAAAAGAAAGTTGCTATAAAAATTGTTATTAATGAAGATATATCACACGAATATAAAATAGGTAAAAGAATTTCTCCTTATGGTGGTATAAAAGCTTACGCTATAGAAAAATGTAACAATGTCACGTTTATGTATTCTGAATACGCAAATAGTGGTTCTCTAAAATCATTTTTGAAAAACAACGGGAATAATATATTACCTATACATTTTAGAACTATAGTTACACAGGTTTTATACAATTTGTATAGAATACAAAAAAAGTACCCATCATTTAGACACAACGATTTACACGCAGATAATGTACTTATAAATTCAACAAGCCCATCCCGAGTTAAATTATATAAAGTAAATAACTCAACATTAAAAGTTCATGATATAGGTATACAGGCATTAATATCGGATTATGGTTTATCCACGGTAAATGGAATTAAAAACCCTGAAGTAGATAAAGACCCTAAACTATTCTATAAAACGAAATCGGGTATATTTAGGGGATCACATCCCATGTATGATATACATCTCTTTTTGAATCTGTTAAGACAGGAAATACGAATACTGGGTATACATAACGGAATGGAAGTAATTCAGTTTATAGAACGAATATTACCACGGGAATATTTAGGTGTAAGATCTGATAAAATAAACGATTTCCGTCTTCGCGCTCAAGAAGAACACCCAAAATTACTAACGTTTAAACAAATATTTAACGATAGGTATTTTTCACCGTATAAAAAAGCAGTTGTACCTATTGATATTAGTACAATCATAAAAAGAAAAGTGAACGTTAAAATGCCTCAAAAAAGTATAGTAGCGACTAAGAAAACTATGAACGAAATAAAGAGAAACTTAGCAAGTAAAAATGTTAAAAAAGTCGCGTTAAAAAGACCCGGTATTCGAATTCGTCCTAAACCAACTCCTAAACCAATACAGAAAGTTATTATGTCAAATAAAGGGTATATAAAAGTAGGTACGCGTAAATGTCAATCTTATAGAAAACCAGAGCTTATAAAAATAGCTAAAGATATGGGTATAAACACGGATGGTAAAACCATAAATAAAATATGTGAGTCTATAAAATTAAAATATATTAAATAAGTATATTAACATGATCGCTGCTTTATTACTTCTATTAATAGATGTGTATATTCTTGTAAACATGGGCACGAAAAAAGAAACTAAAATTAATACACCAGCAGCAGGAATGTCTGCGGGTAAAACAGAATGGACTGTTTACGGTACAAATTGGTGTGGATGGACTAAAAAACAATTGGCTTATTTAGAAAAGAAAGGGATACCTCACAAATTCATCGATTGCGAAAAAGGCAATTGCGATGGAATTGAAGCTTTTCCAGTTATGAAAAGTTCCGACGGAGAAGAAGTTGTAGGTTATAAAGAAATTTAAATACCACGAACAACGGCTATCGAGAGCGAAAGAATAAACGCATCAAGGAACGTACTGATTGGCTTGAGCACAGTAACGTGCTTAACAAGGGATTTGTTCCACGCAAATCTAAGTACGAATGTACTAATAAGAATGGTGATAACAAATACAAGAATTTCAGTCAAAACTTGGTTCATTTTTTTGGCGTTGGCAAGGTCTCTAATCATTTACTAATTAATAATATTTTTTTTCTGTGATATTATTAATGAGAAACAGATCTAACAAGGGACTTCCCCTGAGTGGTTCTGAACCAGTATATACTCAAAGACTTTGGGGTCGTGCAATTGGTATAGACAATAACAATTGTTATGCTTATGCAGTTGGGGATTATGAAAAATCCCGTCTTCAAAAAAGTGTACCAGGTGAACGGGCTGGTATTAGAAATTTAAAACATACTTATACTCACTGTAAAGGTTTACCACAAAGAGTTATTGCAGATAACCCTAAAAAAATTTATAAAGTTGACGCAGAAACTAAATGTAAACCAAATCATTTTAAAATCATGATGTTTGTTGCTCCTGGTGAAACGAAAAATTACTTTAGACAAGGGGATTTTCATTTTTATAAACAACATGGTTTTGTTGAATATAAGGTGAAAAGGGGGAACACGTATGAAAGTATAGCCAGATTTTTCCAAGTCCCATTAAGTCGTGTTAAAAATTGTGGTGGTAAGTGTATTCCCGGTAGAATATTAAAGTTTAAGGCTAATGTTTTTAGTCATAAACGTGGTTGGGCAACTGGACCACTTTTAGTCGACGCTAAAGGTAAAGCAATAACAGACCCAAGAAAAGCGTCTAGAGCATACACTGGATTATCTTATAAGAAATACTGTAGCTCATTCTGTGTTAAAAATAGAGGGATCAAAGTCGGTCATACTCACCCCAAAGTCGTCAAGAATACTCGTTAAATCATCCTCGTGTTCGACAGCTAATAAAATATCTAATGCATCAAAAATGAATTCATTACTCACACTTACTGTATTTGAAGTCAATTCGTAATCATTAAATACAGTAATCTGTACCCTAAAATTAGAACCATCGAACACTTTTCGACATATTGGACACGTCACATTACCTTTATTTTTCCATTTTTCTAGACAATGTGAATGAAAAATATGTCCGCACCGAATAGCTTTACTATTTCTGGTCTGTCGAACTTCGTTCAAACATATGGCACATTGAGTCATTATCTAGAAGACTTAAAGAAATTTTTAATCGTATTATTACTCATTATCCTGTGTATTTTCGTTATTCGTTCTTTGTTCTGCACCTTCACAAATTTTCCCTACTTGTTCGATAAAATCGTAATTTTTTTCTACAAATTTTTTATCTGTATAATCCCATTCGTGTGATGGAAAATCGATACCATCGTCGTCTCGATATAAAGTCAAATTTGCACATTCACCGGGAATTTCATCACTACCTTCCTCTAAAGACAATATAACCTCCGATCGTGATTTTATTTCTTTGATTTTTTCTTGTTTTTCTTCGCCTATACACGATTGTTCAAGTAATTTCAAAAATTCTTGAGATTCCATCATATTCATATTTGTAACTTCTTCCATTAGGGTATCGGGATCATAAGTTCCACGTAAATCCCATATATTTTTTACATCATTAAATAGTGGTTTTAGTTTTGAACTTTCTTCTTTAAATTTTTCTACGCGGTCTAAAAATGATTTACAATCACTTTCCATATTATCTGTTTTATCGATATCATCAAAAATCCCTTTGAAATCGTCTAATTTGTATTTTTTAATGACATGGTTTTTGGTGCCTGGTATAAGAGATGTAAATTGTACACACAAAGAAGATGTTAATGTAGATAAAAAACATAAACCAGCTGCTATAGCGGCCATTATATAGTTTATCTAGATTTTAAAAAAAAAGTGTATTTAAAAAATTAGTAGATATTTGGCATTTTGAGAAGGGCTTTATCACAGGAACCACATTGATCTTTTTGTTGCGCCTGGGATGGTTTCAAAAGTTCTGGACCTTTTTCTTGAAGAAGTTTGCGGAAAGAATAGTTATCTTCATACTTGATACCATTCTCTTTCATGATATAGTTATTGTAGAGTTGATTAGATGTGTTCATAGTATAACATCGACCGTCAGCCATTCCCAATCTTTGAGACATTTTGTATATATTAGTATTACATTAGAAATTAATTTGTCTATTCTCGGTTGTCAATTTCCATGAATTGAACCCTATTTTTTTTGCGTATTTTATAAGACTTTCAATTTTGTGTCCTGAAATCTGATCGAATAATTCCCTCTTGGATTCTTCGCACGGGGAAACTCGTACATCTTCAATATCATTGATAGTGGTATTTATAATATTGTACCCATAAGCAACTTCTTTTAGTGTCTCTGCACCCGTTATTATAATCTTACCGGTGCCAAAAATACTCGTTGTTATTTCTTTCATGTCATTTGCTGGTTTGAATTTAACTTTTACCGCCGAGTACTTATCGGGTTCAAACGAAACTTTGAAAACATCGTCGTATTTAGAAAAGTGTCGAGAAACTTTCAAAAGATTTATTTTATAATTCAAACTGAAATTGGAATTTATCATAACAACTTTAAAGGTTTCTATAGGTGCAATGAAAGATGTATCACCCATTATCAATTTGAATATATAAGAAAGTTGATTTATGATTCTTTTACAATCTATCAGATCAGAACACCCGGCAACTTGTATACTCCCATTTGGAAACAATTTAATAGATTTTGTACTATACACGTCGCGATAAACCATGGTTATTTGATTGTAAAAAGTCGTGTGTTTCTGTTCCCATACAAAATGACACTTAGAATTTGTAATCTTAGCGAGATCGAGTGTATTTAGTAAACGAAAAGCACGTCTGAATTTTTCTAAATCGATTTTCTTTTCAAATTTAGATATCATGGTTATAGTTGTAAGCTTAATCCACGAAGGTCGTATTTCTTTCTGTATATTATCACGGAACTCGTTTAGTGTTAGTATATACGAAAAGGTGTTATTTACAATACCCCTAAAAGTAGTATCATTTTTACGATTTAAACATGAAACAACACTCATTTTTAATACTTAAAAAAAATATAATATAAAGTTAACTTAGGTTATTATAATATGCCGTGTTTTAAGTGTAAAAAGAAAGGAATACCTATAAATTGTAAATATTGTAATTATGGTTTTTGTTCGAGGTGTATTGTTTTAGAAATACATAACTGTGAAGGTATTAAACATAAAAAAGAAAAAGAACTAAAAGAATTAAATAATAAACTTGAGTTTGTTCCAGATAAGAAATTTGGATTAGTTTAAAGAGTTTAAACTAAATAATTTTATGACACATTTTGTAAAAATAGCTAAAGAAATCATAAACTTAGATTATGGCAGTTCATATATGGTTGAAATAAAGTATAGTAAATACATAGAAGGTTTCGGTTACGAAACGTTTACAGATTATTTTAATACGTGTATGAAAACACCGATGCACATTACAAAATTCGAACCTCATGCAAATACATCAATACGGTACGAAAAATTTCTAGATACGTGTATAGACAAAACTACAGAAACAAGACGTAAAATGGTTTCTGTACAATTGGAAAATGTCATGTTAGAAAATAATAATCCATATTCACTTATACGCATTATGAATTGTGTTAAAATTTTAGATCCAACTTTCATACCACCTTTAATTAACGTATCGTGCGGATGGCAAAAACGTATGATGCGTGAATTCTGTTTAACAACTTTACCAAAAGTTATTGGAACGTGTACTAGCGATTATAAACTCGAAAAAATGTTTAGAGTACTGCAATTAATAGAATCAGACACGTTATACTAATCAATGTAGTTGTTGGCGAAACTTCATGTGATTTTACTTCTTTTTTAGTTACCTGACTTTTATCAAAATCCATTCGTTCACGAGGTGTGAATCCGTGATCTATATTTCTTCCTGGAATGAGAGATCTAGATAACGAACACTTATCTTCACGGTACCCCAGTCGACCAACCCCTTTTGTCAGAACACCACATGCAGGACTCACATATTCTTCCTCTGGTTCCTCTGCTGGTGGTTTGTGTTTTTTATAATCATTATTTTGTCGGCTCGTACCAGGTGGGAAAAAATTTTTCGTATCAGCAAATGGGTTTATATCACTCATGGCTTTTTCATCGTCAAGCATTAATTGACTCATGTTTATTAATACTACTCGAGATAATAAAATATAATTGTATTATAAAATACTATCATGTTACCATTACCAGTATTAATTTTAATTGGTGTTGTACTTTCAATTTTAATAGGTTTGGGATCTTACCAATTTTATTTCAAGGACTGGAATTCGTGTGATTGGGGATATGGATGTCCAACACCATCGACACCGTCAACACCTACACCTTCGGCGGGTCCTGCGCCTGCACCGTGCGATGTAAATCAACGCATTAAAGGTGGTGTCTGTGTCGCGTGTGGGGAAGGATACATTAATCCAGCAGGCGACGACCCCGCGGAATTTACGGATACGTTCTGTAAACAGTGCGCTGAAAATTACCACGTATCTGGTAGAAGATGTGTTAAATGTGGAACCCAATACACACACGACGCGGGCGATGTCGTTACCGATGGGGATACGAAATGTGGTAAGTGTGCTAAGGATCACAGGGTATTAGGAGAAAGTTGCGTTTCGTGTGACATAGGTGCAGGGTCAGAGGGAGCTTATAGAGACGCGGGTGATGATATATATGGTAGCGATACAGCATGTATTAATTATTTAGCAAGAGGTAAACCAATAAAAGTTGATAACGACTATTACGAGTACCAACAGTGGCAAACAGAAGCCCAATTCAAGGGGTCTTTCCCAGGTGGTTGGACCAATGATCTCAAGTGTAAATATAACGAGGAAACTCATACAAACGATGAAGCTTGGAAAAAATCATGTCCAGGGGGTGACCCAGATGTAAGGTATAGTTATACAATTCCACAGGAATGGAAAGATATGAAAGATTCTCAGTAATTAAATTATAATCTCAGTACATGTTAAAATATGATAGCTGCTTTATTCGCACTTGTATTTGTAGTCTCTCTTATGATTGGTGGTGGTTACTATTAT